CTGGATGTTCGAGTTCTGGGCGCTGCCGCACCAGCTGCCGCCCGAGGGAAACGACTGGCGCACCTGGGTGATCCTGGGCGGGCGCGGGGCGGGCAAGACCCGCGCCGGGGCCGAATGGGTGCGCAGCCGGGTGGAAGGCGCAACGCCGCTGGCGCCGGGTCTGTCGCGCCGGGTGGCACTGGTCGGCGAAACCCAGGATCAGGCGCGCGAGGTGATGGTGTTCGGCGACAGCGGCATCCTTGCCGCGTCGCCTCCGGACCGCCGACCCCATTGGGTAACGACGCGGCGGATGCTGGTCTGGCCGAACGGCGCCGAGGCGCAGGTGTTTTCGGCGCACGAGCCCGAGGCGCTGCGCGGGCCGCAGTTCGACCTGGCCTGGGCCGACGAGCTGGCGAAATGGCCGAAGGCGCAGGAGACCTGGGACATGCTGCAACTGACCTTGCGGCTGGGCGTCCATCCCCGCGCCTGCGTCACCACGACGCCGCGGAATGTGAGCGTGTTGAAAGAGTTGCTGGCCGATCCGAAGGTGCCGGTCAGCCATGCCGCGACCGAGGCGAATGCGGTCGGCCTGGCCGCGACCTTCCTTGAGGAGGTGCGGTCGCGATTCGCGGGGACGCGGCTGGAGCGGCAGGAACTGGACGGGGTGCTTCTCGACGACGTGGAAGGCGCGCTCTGGTCGTCCGAGACGCTGGAGCGATGCCGGATGCGGGGCGATCTGCCCGAGTTCGACCGGGTGGTGGTTGCGGTCGATCCGGCGGCGAAGGGCGGCAGCGCCTCGGACGAATGCGGCATCGTGGTAGTGGGGGCGGTGACGCAGGGGCCGGCCTCGGACTGGCGCGCGGTGGTGCTGGAGGATGCCACCGTCGCCGGGCTGTCGCCGCTGGGCTGGGCCGAGGCGGCGGTGCGGGCAATGGCGCGGCACGGCGCCGACCGGATGGTCGCCGAGGTCAATCAGGGGGGCGACATGGTGGAGGCGACGGTGCGGCAGGTGGCGCCCACGGTGGCCTTCACCGCGGTGACGGCGACGCGCGGCAAGGCGGTGCGGGCCGAGCCGGTGGCGGCGCTCTATGAACAGGGGCGGGTGTCGCATGTGCGCGGGCTGGACCGGCTGGAAGAGCAGATGTGCGCGATGACGGCGCAAGGCTGGCGCGGCAAGGGATCGCCGGACCGGCTGGATGCGCTGGTCTGGGCGCTGACCGCGCTGATCGTCGAGCCGGGGGCGAAGGTGGCCGGGGTGCCGCGGATCCGCGGGTTCTGAGGGCGAGTGGGTTGGGGGTGGGGGGCGGAAGGTGCGGGTGGCGCGGAAGGGGCGGAAGGGGCGGAAGGTGCGGAAGGTGCGGGAGGTGCGGAAGGGGCGGGTGGTGCGGAAGGTGCGGGAGGTGCGGGAGGTGCGGAAGGTGCGGAAGGTGCGCTGAAGCGCACCCTACGCGCGGACCCTACGAGCGCACGCTACGCGCGGGCCGTGCGGGACGGGGGGTGAAGGGGACTTCGATGGCCGGGTGTTGCGTGCGGGGCGGACGGGCGCGCGGTGCGGTGAGCGGGCGGTAAAGTCTCTGCTCTAGGGTTCGATGGCGGTCGGGAAGCGGGTGCTTCGGATCGCGGGTTTCGGGAACCGCGACGCCGGGGATGGCGGTCGCGGGGGGGCCGGGTGCGGGGCGACATCGTCCCCCCGGTCCGGTCCGGCCCCCGCCCGCCTTCGGGTGTGGCGGGCGGGGGCGGGCATGAAGTGGGACTACGGGTGAGGCGGAAGGAGCGAGATGTTCGATTTTCTCAAGAGACCGGCCGCGGCTGCCGAGACGGTCGTGCCGGAGCGCAAGGCCAGCGCGACGGGCAAGGTGGTGGCGTTCCATTCGTCCGGCCGCGTGGCCTGGTCGCCGCGCGATGCGGGCACGCTGACCCGGGTGGGATTTGCCGGCAATCCGGTCGGGTTCCGGGCGGTGACGCTGATCGCCGAGGCGGCGGCGGCGCTGCCTCTGGTGTTGCAGGGCGCGGGCCAGCGTTACGGCGAGCATCCGGTGCTGGCGCTGCTGGCGCGGCCCAACCCGATGCAGGGGCGGGCGGAACTGCTGGAGTCGCTCTATGCCGCGCTGCTGCTGACCGGCGATGCCTGGCTGGAAGCGGTCGGGCCGGGCGGCGTGCCGCTGGAGCTGCATGCGCTGCGGTCGGACCGGATGAGCGTCATTCCGGGCGCCGACGGCTGGCCGGTGGCCTATGAATATGCGGTGGGCGGGCGCAAGCATCGGTTCGCGGTGGGCGAGGGTGCCGCGCCGATCTGCCATGTGCGGGCCTATCATCCGCAGGACGATCACTATGGCCTGAGCCCGATGCAGGCGGCGGCGGCGGCGATCGACGTGCACAACGCGGCCAGCCGCTGGTCGAAGGCGCTTCTGGACAATGCGGCGCGGCCCTCGGGGGCGATCATCTATCGCGGGCCGGACGGCGCCGGGTCGATGTCGGCCGAGCAATATGCGCGGCTGGCGGACGAATTGGCCGAGCATCACCAGGGCGCGGTCAATGCCGGGCGGCCGATGCTGCTGGAGGGCGGGCTGGACTGGAAGCCGATGGGGTTCAGCCCTTCCGACATGGAGTTCCTGAAGACCAAGGAAGGTGCGGCGCGCGAGATCGCGGTGGCCTTCGGGGTGCCGCCGATGATGCTGGGGATACCGGGCGACGCCACTTACGCGAATTACCAGGAGGCGAACCGGGCGTTCTACCGCCTGACGGTGCTGCCGCTGGCAACGCGGATGTGCCAGGCGATCGGGCACTGGCTGTCGGACCATGCCGGCGAGGTGCTGGACCTGCGGCCCGATCTGGACGGGGTGCCGGCGCTGACCGCGGACCGCGATGCGCAATGGGCGCGGGTCGGGGCTGCCGAGTTCCTGACCGAAGCCGAAAAGCGCGCCCTGCTGGGGCTGCCGAAGCTGGAGGAGTGAGGATGACGATGGCTGAATTCGGCCCGGCGCTGGAGCGCAAGTTCGCCCGCCTGGGCGACGGCGCCGATGGCGGGCTGGTGGTGACGGACGGGGTGAGGATTGCGGGCTACGCCTCGGTCTTCGGCCGGCCCGACCAGGGCGGCGACGTGGTGGCGGCGGGGGCCTATGCCAAGTCGCTGGCGAAGCGCGGCGCCGGGGGCGTGAAGCTTCTGTGGCAGCACGACCCGCGCGAGCCGATCGGGGTCTGGGACGAGGTGCGCGAGGATGCGACCGGGCTCTATGTCAAGGGCCGGCTGCTGGACGGCATCGCCCGCGGCCGCGAGGCGGCGGCGCTGATCGCGGCGGGGGCCATCGACGGGCTGTCGATCGGCTATCGCACGGTGCGTGCCGCCAAGGACGATGCCGGACGGCGGGTGCTGAGCGAACTGGAGTTGTGGGAGGTCTCGCTGGTGACCTTCCCGATGCTGCCCGAGGCGCGGCTGGGTGCCACCAAGGGCGATGCGCCCGACCTTTTGCGGCTGCGCCGCTGGGCGGGGATGCTGAGCGCGGCACGGGGGCTTCTGGCCGCCGAGCGGGACGGGCCGGACGACAGGGCCGACTGAGACTGGCCGACTGAAACCGGCCGATTGGGGCCGAACGAGACCGTAACAACCGGGGACTGAGGATGACGAAGACGACCGAGACGGGTTCTCGGGCCGGGGAAGACTTGCCCCTGCCCAAGGGACCGGAGGCGGAGGTGGAAGCCGCGCTGACCGGGCTGCTCTCTGAGCTGAAAGGCTTCCAGAGCGAGATCAAATCGAAACTCAAGCAACAGGAAGAGCGACTGACCATGCTGGATCGCAAATCTCTCATCTCGGGCCGTCCGGCCCTGGCGGGCGCTGCCGCAGTGGAAGCGCCGCATCAGAAGGCCTTTGCGGCCTATGTCCGGTCGGGCGACGACGACGGCCTGCGCGGCCTGTCGCTGGAGGGCAAGGCGCTGAACACCGCCGTCAACGGCGAGGGCGGCTATCTGGTCGATCCGCAGACCTCGGCGCGGATCGGGACGGTGATGCAGTCCACCGCCAGCATCCGGCAGATCGCCAAGATCGTGAATGTCGAGGCGACCTCGTATGACGTGATCGTCGATCACGGCGATGTCGGCAGCGCCTGGGCCACCGAGGCCGGGTCGGTCGCGGAAAGCGCCACGCCGCAGATCGAGCGCATCTCGATCCCGCTGCACGAGCTGGCGGCGATGCCGAAGGCGTCGCAGCGGCTGCTGGACGACAGCGCCTTCGATGTCGAGGGCTGGCTGGCCGAGCGCATCGCCGACCGCTTCGTCCGCGCCGAGGCCGCCGCCTTCGTCAGCGGCAACGGCACCGACAAGCCGAAGGGTTTCCTGTCGCACACCAAGGTGGCGAATGCGTCCTGGGCCTGGGGCTCGCTGGGCTATGTCGCGACCGGCACCGACGGCAGCTTCGGCCCGACTCCGGACGGGATCGTCAACCTCGTCTATGCGCTGGGCGCGATCTACCGCGCCAACGGCAACTTCGTGATGAACTCGAAGACCGCCGGCGAGGTGCGCAAGCTGAAGGACGGCGACGGCCGCTTCCTGTGGTCGGACGGCCTGGCGGCCGGCGAG